TAAGTACCTATGATTGATTTCTAAAATAGGAATAAAATGTTTACTATATTGTGTTTTCTCAATTCTAACTAATTTCTTAATTTCAAAAGGATATACTTTTATTGGCTATTTCTTACTTTCTTTGCCTATTCACTTTTTTATATATTTTTAAAAAATAAACACTAAATTTGCGTTGATTAATCAAGTTTTTTCAAAATATGGCACATGGTGGTAAAAGAGAGGGCGCAGGTCGTAAAGCAATAGCTGAAGAATTAAATACAAGAGATATTGCTATGCAAACCCTTGTTAATAAATTTGGGAGCAAAGAAGGTGCTTTAAAACACTTAATTGAAACAGAAGAGCCAAGTTTAATAAAATTCGTTTATGAACATGCTTTTGGTAAGCCTTTAGAAAAGCAACAAGTTTCAATAAGTGACGATACTGGAGCTGATACTTTATTTATTGAAAAATAATGAAATTAGTTAGAATTGAGAAAACACAATATAGTAAACATTTTATTCCTATTTTAGAAAGCAATCATAGGTACTTAGTTGCATTTGGTGGACGTGGTGGTGGTAAAACTAATCAAATTATATTAAAATTAATTGCACTCACATTCTTAGAAGAACATATCAGTATCGTTTATTGTAGGCATGAAAAAACCACTTTAAGAGATACAACCTTCCAAGATATAGTTAACTACATTAAAGGTTCAAAATATAAAGATTATTTTGAATATTCAACAGCCTATAATAGTTCAATGATTTTTACCAATAAAATTACGGGTAAAAAATTAGTACCTTTTGGATTAAGTGACGAAGAAAATACAAAGGGTATTTCTGAGGCTACTCATATTTGGATTGATGAAGTTGATAAATGTAGCGAAGACCAAGTTACAATGATTAATAGTGTTTTGCGAACTCCAAAAGCTAAAACATTGCAGTTAATCGTGTCTTTTAATCCAGTTAGCGAAAAACATTGGCTAAGGTCGTTTTTCTTTAGTGAAAGTGATGCTTATAAACCTCACGAAAAATTTGGAACGGATATTTTAATACATCATTCAACTTATGAGAATAACGATTTTATCAACAAAGAGGAATATTTAAAAACGCTTACTTTAAATTATGGTAATCGTCAAAACTTATTAAATGTAAATGTATTTGGATTTTGGGGGTTAGAGGAAAATAAAAGTCCTTATTTATATGCTTTTGATGAAGATAAGCATACAAGCAAAACGCCTTTATTTTGGAATAAGTCAATGCCAGTCTATTTGTCATTTGACTTTAATATTGACCCTGCAACGTGTATAGTTAGCCAATTTGTTGAGGGTGGTTTTATCAACATAATCAAATCTTACAAGGTTAATAATTGCACACTAAAAGAATTATTAACGAGAATTAAAAGTGATTATTTGGGTGCAGTTTTTGTAGTTACAAGTGACCCTGCTGGAGGTTCTCGTAATAGTGGCTATGATTCGATAAGTACTACAATGCACACAATAATTAGAAGTGAATTAAATTTAGGTTTAAATCAAATGAATAAACCTATGTTGAATTATACAAGGTCGGACGCTCATAGAGAATTAAGAATATTTTGTAATAATATTCTACAAAACCATCCTAAACTATTGATTTGTCAAACTAATTGTAAAGAATTGATACATGATTTACAAATTGCTAAAACGATTGAGGGTACTGATAAGATGTTTAAGACAAGTGGCAACACAGAATTTGGTATGCACTTAACGGATTGTTTTGTATATTTGCTTGCAACGTATTTTAATAATTTTGCAAAAAGAAAACTTTAAAACTAACTAAAGATGACTGATAATATACAATTAATTGAAGATGGGTTAATAAATTTAACATTCTTTCAAGATTATTTAAAAAAAATAGATTTAACTTTTACAAACGAGGACGCTTATTTTAGTGATACAGAAATAATTACTTATGACAAAGAATGTAGTTTATTTTTTGATGGCAATAAAAGGTTGTTAGATAATGAAGAAAGTAAGTTGATAATTGAAAAAATAAATAATTTTGTAAATTACTATCAAAACGAGATTAATATAGCTAAAAAAATAATAAACTAACTAACAATGAATATCACACACCCACAAAAAAGACGTGAACCAATAAAGGTCGTAATGATTGACAATGTAGAACACAAATTTTATGAAGTGCAATTTGCTGATGAAATTTTACATAGTCGTTACATGGTAGCTGAAATTCAAGAAATGTATATCCGTTATGGAATAAGCGAAGATTTTTTAAAACAAATTTCACAGCTATTAATAGATAGAAGTTTTGAGGCTAAAGATTTACGAACCTTTCAAAATGATGTAGTTGCAATAGGTCAAAACTTACAAAGTAGAATAGGAATGTTAGCTGAAAAACAAATGTATTTAGAGTTAGCGTGTGTTTACTTCATGTTAGAAGATGAACCTGCTGAATATGATTTGGAATGGCAAACAAAGAAAAAAGCTATATGGCAAAAAGGAGGTGTTACTGATTTTTTTATTATAGAGGCGTTCAAGCTAACAAACGCCTCACAAACTACATCAACGAAAGATATATTAGCCGTGTTTCAAGCAATAGAAGAAAGAATAGCACAACTCCCACAGATTTAAACGAACTGATTAATAAACATATTGAAGAACGTAATTATTTAATCTTTACTTTAGGCAATCGTAATCCTTTAGAAATAAAGGAGTTGTATAATTGGAGTTTAGAAAGTTTATACCAATTTCTATATGCAAATGACGTTCACTATAAAAAAATAGAGAACGCAAAAAAAACTTTAGAAAATAAAAATAAAAAGCTATAATTTTGCTATATGAAAAGATTAATATTATTTTGTTTAGGAATGCTTTTATTAGCTGGTTTATTTAGTTGCACACAACCAACAAATCAAACGAATTTAAGTTATACTTGTAAATTTTATCTTTTAGAAGATAACCAACAATTGTGGAAGTGGGACACTATATTAGTTTCATCTATTCCAATGAATAATATGACTTTAACAGCACAACAAATGCAGGATTCATTATCTAAAGGGTTAGGCTCTTTATCATTTGTAAATTGTAACTAATGAGTGAGATATTAGATTTGGTGGCAAAAGTTAGTTGGGACACTAACGAAAAGGCTTTAAAAGATGTAAATAAGGCACTTTTAAAAGAGGATAAGTTATTGGAGGAATTAAGGCAAAAAGGCGCACGTTTAGAACAACAAATGTTACAAACTAACGACCCTAAAAAGTTAAAGCAATATAATGCAGAGTTACAACAAACAAAAAAGAATGCAGACGCTATAACCGAAAGCCAAAAGAAACAATTAGATGTTACTAAAAATCTACAAAAAGAGCAAAAGAATTTAATTGAACAACTAAAGAAAACTAATGACCCTAATGCAGTAAAAGGCTTACTTCAAAACCTTTATAAAGTTGAAAATCAAATGTCAGCAATGACAAAAAAGACAAGTGATTTTACTTCCAAAATGGGTGGCATAGGTTCAAGTATTTTACAAGGGATTGGAATTGGTGGTGGTATGCAAATATTCGACCAAATTATAGGGGGTATCGGTAATATTTTTGCTAATGCAAACAAAGAATTTGAAGAGGCTGAAATAAGTCAAGCAAGATTTTTTCAAACTTTAAAAAATATCGGTCAAGAAGGTTTATTCGATGAACTTTCTCAAATGTCGGACAAATTAGCAGTATCTTATAAAAACTTATTCGACAATGACGATATTACAAATGGGCAAATTAAATTCATTGAAGGAACGAGAGTAACCAAAAGTGAATTAGAAAAATTAGTACCCGTTGCAATCGAATTGGCTGCGAAATTAGGCACAGATGTAACGACAGCATCAGAAATGTTAGTGAATGCTATTATCGGTCGTACAAGTCCCGAGTTAAAGCGTTTAGGCTTAGATATGAAAGGTGCAGGAGATGAAACGGAGCGTGTTAATCGTATAACGGGAGATTTTGCTAATTTATTAACAGGTTCGGTTGATAGTGCTTTACAAACTACAATAGGTAGAACACAACAACTTAATCAAGAAATTGCAAACCTTGAAGAGGAATTGGGTAGGCAAATTGCACCAATTAAAAAGAAGTGGTTAGAGTTACAATTAGGCATAAGTCAAGGTTTAAATAATTTATTATTAGGTGAAGAAGGTAGAAGAAAAGTAGTAGATGAAAAGATAATATCAGATAGAGTAAAGACTTTTGAAAAACTATCTAAACAGCAATTAGAATTAGAGAAAAAAGATATAATTGAAAAGGCAAAAGAAGTATTTAGAATAAAGGCACAAATTGACAAAGACGAGGATAAAATTAGAGAAATAAATGCAGGTAAGCGAAGTATATTTGAAGAAGAACAATTATCGAAAGATATTAAAGCTAATAAAAAAAGATTTGATATTTTAACTCGAGATGTTACAACACGTCAAAATGCAATTAATGAAATTTCAAAAGTTTCAAATGATAGAATAATCAACCCAAATGCAGGGCAAGATGAAGTAGAAAAGGAAGTAAAAAAAGCTAAAGTAGTAAAGGCTAAAGTTGAGAAAGCAAGTAAAGAAGACCCTATAAAACTTACTTACAAATTAGAAAGTGATGACTTAAATAAAATGGCTAACGATTTAGCCGAAAAAATTAAAAAAGAAACAGAAGAAGAAATAAAAAGGTTAGAAAATACAGAACCAATCTATATTCCTTTAACTCCTAAAATAGCTGAATTATCAGATGAAGAAGCTAAAAAGTTACAATCTGAAATAAATAATAGGAAAGGAGTTAGACCAGAAAAAGAGAAAGATGAAAGTACATCAATTAAATCCGTAAGTCAAGTTTTAGCATTAAAAAGAGAAGAACTTAAAGTCGCTGAAAAATATGGTACTGTTGAAGAGCAAAATGCTTTAAGAAGAAAGGTACATCAACTTGAAAATATATTACGAATAGAGGAGTTTATACAATCTTATTCTACATTAGCTAACGAAATACAAAATGTAATTTCATTAGAGCAACAGAAAAATGATGCTTTAATTTCAATGCAAGAAAAAAGAGTTACTGAGGCTGAAAAGAACAGCAAAGTATCGTTAAAAATTGAACAAGATAGACTAAACGAATTATTAAAGAAACGTGAAAAATACGAAAAAGCTCAAAGGCTAATTGATGCAAGTGTAATTGTAGCAAATCAAGCAGTAGCCATAAGTGGTGCAATAGCTACCATTTCAAGCCAAAAGAACCCTATTTTAATAGGTGCGCAAGTCTTAGCTATTATTGCAGGTATAACGTCAGCAGTTACAGCAGTTCGTTCTATAAATGCCGAAAACGGATTTAAGGAAGGTGGATATACTGGAGATGGTGACCCTAACGAAGAAAGTACACAATTAGGTAAAAAATCATATAAATATCATAAAGGCGAGTATGTTATGGACGCTGATTTAACTACTAAACATAGAGATATGTTAGAAGGGTTGCATAAGCGTGATTTAATGGTAAAAGAAATGCGAAATGGAGCGTATATGTTAGCACCTAAAGGCTTAGATGTTGATAGTATGGTAAACGCTCACTATACTATTAAAAACGATTCTAACAACGCTAATTTAGTTTATGAGATACAAGGAATGCGAAGTGAATTAAGCAAAATAAAAATGAATGTTACAAATACTTTTGATGCTAATGGATTTGGTCAAGAAGTAGCAACACAAATGGTAAAAGCTAACATGATAAATAAATTAAGATAATGAAAGTTGAATTATGTGTAAATTGTGATAATGTTTGGGTTGATTATACAGCGTTTACTACTTTAGATAATTTCAAAGTATTTGTAAATTTAGATGCTGAAGATAACCCTCAAAAAAATAGTACAAGTGAAATTGAATTATTTGGGAGTGCTTATCAATTATTTGCAGACAACATAATTAATTCACCTAACATTTATTCAAATTATATTTGTGCAAAGATAACCGATGTTAATTGTAGTAATTCTGTAACATACTTTAAAATTGATTCTAAGGGGATTCGTTGGTGTGATAATGACGAGTGTATTATTAGACTTACAATGATTGAAAGTAATGATATTATTGATTGCATTGAACGTACTGCAATTAGTGATAATTCATTAGGTAGATTCGACATTTTCAGTCCTTTAAGTATCCCTAAATTTAGATATTGTGATGTAATTAAACCAACGTTTTTATTTGGCACATTGATTACGTTTTTTAATATGATTGATAGTGTAATAGCGTCTATAAATGCTATTTTAAGTTTGATTGACGCTATATTAGGAACTGGAACTATTGGATATACAGCTACTTCATTAATTGGCTGTGATAGAGTACACCCTTCACCATTTGTAAAAGATTATATTTCAAATGTTTGTGATATTTGTGGTGTTTCAGTCGATAATGTTACAAGTCCAATTTTTCATGAACCGATAGTTAATATTGGTGGTATTGATTACGAAAATCCATATTATAAAGCAAGTTTATTAACAGCATACGTTACTAAAGGTTTTAAACAAGGTTATCCAGCTACTCAATATTTAGAAACTAACAAACCTTCATGGACTTTAGATATATTTAGCAGTCATTTAAAAAAGTTGTATAATGCAAGGTGGTTTTTATATGATAATACTTTTTTCTTTGAACGTAAAGATAAAATAGGTGAGTTAATTTGGGGAGCAGGTTATCAATTAGATTTAACAGATTCAGATATTAAAGAAAAAATAATTGACAATGTTTGTTTTAATTGGAATGGACAAGGCAAACCAAATAGATTAAATTATGCTTATGGAACTGATGCAACAGATACGCAAGGAAACGAACTATTAAAGCGTTTCAATGGAGAATATATCGAACCTATAATTAATCCAAATTTTAGCGAAAGTGTTTTAGTTAATGCTGATGTTTTCGGTGTGCCTTCATTTGTTTTAGATGGTAATGATTCACATAATGACGCTATTCTTACAAAGTCAATAGCAAGTACTTTAACTGGTAATCCTTTTGTAGGTTGTTTAAAAATGCAATCCGATACAGCACAACTTGCAAAAATATTAATTTGGGACGGGGTGGATTTGGAAGATGCGAGAACATTAGGAGCTTTATACGATAATTATGGAAGTGCAGGCGCTGATATTAAAAGTTTTCAAAATGATGACGCAAACTTTTTCCCTATTAGTTCAAGTGATTGTTACAATTATAATTACCCTATGTCATTTGACCCCGATGCTAATGGCATAGGTAATGCTTATAATCTTTGGGAGTTTAATCAAATAGACATTCCAAATGATGCTAAAAAAACTAACATAGCTTTTACTTTTAAATTACGTTTTTGTTGTAGTTTTTTAAACTTAAATTTATATCAAAAAGTAAAGTTAAGTAGTACATTTGATGGAGAAATAAACGCTTTAGAATTTGACTACCAAAACCAAGAAATAATAGTAAAAGGAAATTTAATTTAAGACATGAATAATATATTTGAAGATAAGCCAATAAGTTTCAACTGCTCAATCGGTGGTAATGATGAACCATTTTTTATTCCTTTAGACAAATACGACCCTATTTTTTTGAGGTTGCAAATACCTCAAGTTGAAATATTGTTGAATGGTGGCGTAGGTAGTTTACCAAGTGCAAGTAAAGTGCAATTATATGCAACTGATGAAGTAGGAACGAATATCTATGACTATCAACAAACAAGCAATATGTATGCTTTAGGTAGGATTGAAAATAGTGGGCATAGTGAATACCAATTTTTATTCCCTAATTTTAATACTAACTTTTACAAATTAAATCCAAGTGGATTGATTAATGTTGGAGATGTGATTGAATACACAACTTTAAACGGAGAATATTATATTTTTGAGTATGGTGTAGATAGATTACCACCGAGATTTTACCAAATAACAACGAATACAGATGAATTAATGTTAGTTGATGACAATGTACCAACGGGTTCAATTTTAGTTTATGTGAATCAAACATTAGTACCCGTTATAAAATTATTTTCAAAAGTTTCTTTTAGTACGATTAATTGCTTTAGATTTAAAATAGATGTGCAATTTTCAGAAAGTGGGCATGACTTAGAATTTTATACAAAACCTTTTAAAGTTATGATTTGTGAAGATACAAGTTTACTTGAAGGTATTTATCCATTAAATACGATTGATTGTGAAAAACACATACATCAATCGGCTTTTGGTTGTCCTACGTTGGTAGGTTCTATAATTCCAAACTATTTACGTTTTAGAGTTTATGGAGATGTTCAAAGCGAACCTAATATGATTAAAAAAACGTATAATTCTAAATGGTATAATTCAAAGTCTGAAAGGATTAAAAAACATACTTTGAAAAGTGAACCAATGCCCGAATGGTATTGTAATGAAATAGAAAATTTAATAAGTGCAAAAGATTTTAGAGTTAATGGCACTAATTATGTTTTAGATAATTCTGAAACTATAACAGAAAATACAGATATTTTAACAACATATAAAAATATAAACGTACCTTTGTCCTCAAGCAAGTGTGAGATTGTTTTTGTTTGTCAATAAGAAGTCGCAAGCTAATTATTAAATAACAATTAAAATTTAAAAACAATGTTTTCAACTTGTAATACAGCCTGCGTCGGGGCTTCGGAATTATCGAAAAACGACCAATGCGCAACGTACCAACGTAGCGAAGTACCAGTAAGGCTATTGGTAGCAAAATGTAATGTTGATTTTCCTGAAGGTGATTATGATGATAATGTTTTAGCAACAGCTATTGAAACATTAATCACGAACGGAGAAGTTTCAGCAACTCCCGAATTATCGAATGTAGAATGGAGCGACCCTACAAACACAACAAAGCAATTTAGAGCGAGAAACCGACCTGCAAGTGTAATAACTACAGGTAGAACTTTTACAGCTCGTGACTATAACGCTTTTGATGTGAATAGCGCAGGAACTGCTACACCTTACGATGATAGAATTATCTATTTAGATGAAATACAAGCTAAAAGTACTCGTATTGTAGGCTACATTACTGATAGTGGTAAAATCTATTTATTTTTAGATAAAAACGGAGCGTTTATGTCTTATTCCCCTAACTTCTTTACGGGTTGGGACAATGAAGTAGATGGACAAACTATCGAGTTTAAGAATTATGTAATTAACTTTGTATCAGACCCTTTAGCACGTTTAAGTTTACCTTATTTAGACATTATAGGTGCAAATGCAGTAGCTCAATTAGGTTGGTTATATCAAAATGCTCAATAGTAAAAACTTAAATTAACAAAATGGATTTTAATACATTCTCAATAGAATTAAATAAAAAATCTAATGCAAAATTTCCTTTACCTTACGATTACACTCGTGAGGTAGAGGAAGTTAATGCAGTTCAGATTCACACAAAAGGCGCACGACCTTCATTTACTTTAAATGGCAGAACTTATAAACCAGAAAGTTATGAAAAGCGTTTTGAAGATTTGTTTAAAACAAGGATTTTAAATAGACACCCTAACGAGAATGAAGTTCATTATAATTGGAGATTAAGTGTATATAGTCCAGTAGCTAAAGAGTTATTTGATAAGTTCTACAACCTTTGTAATGGTTCTATTTTACAGCCTAATAATTACTCATTGAGTGCAGACGATAAGACAATGCTATACATAAGTGAGAATAGTATTGACCACGAGTTGAGCGAAATGCTTAAGTTTATTTTAGAAAATCCGAAAGGATATTTTGCAGTAATAAACGAAAAGGAAGTAAGCGAAAACGAGAAAGCAAAGCCTACTATAAAAAGTATTCCATTAACTGATATTATTATGTATAGTGAGTATAGTGTAGCTTTTAAAATAAATGATTCAATTATTTTTTTAGATGCTGAAAATCAATACACTATTAAAAAAGGTTATGAAACTATTGTATATCCTCACAATTTAGGGCAAAAGCCATTTTGGAAACAAGAAAATAGCTTTTTACAACCTTATCAATTTTGGAGTGAAAAGTTAGGAATGAATATGAATGATGATGACGCTGTAACTAAGCATTATTCATACCCTATTATGCAAGTTGTCGAAAGTCAATGTAATGTATGTATGGGTTCGAGAGAAGTTGTAGATATTAATGCAGACTTTTCAAATCCTAATATTAATCCGAAAGTTTCATGTCCTAATTGCCATGGCAAAGGAACTATGACTTTAAATGTCGGTGACGCTTATGTAATGAATGAAGATACAATAGCCAAAATTGGTGGTTCAATGCCCGATATGGCTAAATTTATTACTCCCGATGTAGCTATACCCGAATATCATTTAAAGCGTTGGCAAGTGTTTTACAATCGAGTAGAACATAGTTTATATTTGGCAGTTATAAACGATAATACACAAAGTGGCACAGCAAAACAAGAAGATAGAAAAGACCAATATTTTTTCCTACAAAGTGTTTCTAATTTCTTATTTGAAAATTTCAGACGTGGTATAGAGTATATTAGTGGTTATCTTAATTTAGTTGGTAATAGAGGGCAAATACAAACTATATTTTTAACAGCACCGAAGCAATTCGATTTAATGTCGGATAGTTATTTAGTGAATGAGTTTGCATTGCTACAAGGCAAAACAGATGACAGCCAAACTTTAGGTGAGTTAAACTTTGTTGTAAATAATAAGATATTTAGAGATGACAAAGTTCAAAAGAAAATCAATGAAATTCTTTATTATACAGATGTTTTATTTGGTATTAGTGGTAATGCTTTACGTTCTAAATTATTAAGTGGCATTTATGACGTTAGAGATAAAACCATACATGAAAAAGGTTATAAGGTTTTAGTTAGATTAGCTAATGAGTTAACAACGGATAAATTTTTACAATTATCAAATAAAGAGATTGAAACTAAATTTAACGAGCGTATTGATTCAATGATACCTCAAACAATTTCTATGTAATGGGTTTAATAACTAACAACGATTTACAAAAAGAAAAGTTAGTAAATGACTTGCTAAAATCTATACCAGATATAGAAAAAAAAGTTATTGATGAAATATTTTCGCTATTGGATAAAATTGATAGCGTTGGAGGTTATTTTACTAATGGTATTATGACAAGTGAACAACTGCTACAATTTAGCGAAATAATAAATAATGCTTTAAAAAGCGCAGGATATTATAATAAGGTTGATTTGTTTTTGTCAGATTTTGGCAAAGTAACCATAAATACAAGTGCCTTACTTAATGAAGTTGGAGGTTATAATGTGCCACGTTTACCATTGTCAGAAATTGAGAAAAAATGGAAACGAGTAACCTATAATTCACTTGTTGAAAGTGGAATAAATGAAAGTTTCAAAGTACCAATTTTAAAGATATTAGATGACACTATAAGCTATGGTGATTCAATCGGCACAGCTAAAGAAAAGCTAATAGACTTTATCCAAAGTGGTAAGGATAAGTCGGGCAAATTGCAAAGTTATGTTATACAAACAAGCAGAGATAGTGTAAACCAATTACAAGGTCAACAAATGCAATCTGTAGCTAATAATATTGAAACGATTGGATATAAGTATGTAGGTAGTTTATTAAATGATTCTCGAGGTCAATGTAATCATTGGATAAAAGATTTAAAGGGTTTTATTCCTATTGAAAAATTAGAAGATGAAATTAGACTTGCCTATAAAAACGAGAAAGATAAGTTAGAAAGTCCAGTTGGACATAAGTGGGGTGGACTTATAAAGGGTACAAATAAAAATAATTTCTTAGTTAATCGAGGAGGATGGGGATGCCGTCATACTGCAATACCGATAAGAAAAAAGGATTAAATTTTATCTTTTATCATATCATATATTAAAAGAGCAAATTCATCTTTTAACCTACATTTCAAATCTACATCTCCGTTTTTATATATCATAAAATCATGATATTCATAGCAATATATTTTTAAAATATCTTTATCAATTATTATATTTTTCGGTAATTTTATAGTAGCCCAATATTCGTATTGTGGTCTTTTTTTAACTTTTTGGTTGTAACTATTATCACTTGGTAAATTATCTACCGAAAACTCTTTAATAAATGGTATAATTGGTTGAAATAATGATAAGTCAACTAATGATTTGCATTCTTTCATAATTATTTTTTATTTATTTTATTATCATTACCATATTTTATGGTTTTCCATTCCTCAATAATAGAAATAACAACTTCATTTTTTTTCAAGTCTTTATTTTCTTTTAATAATTCAGCACGTTTTAAATTAATTGCAGTATTGCAATCTAAAGAAATGTTTTTTATCAGTATGTTTTTAGCCATAAAATAATTATTAATAATTTTTAATTACAAATGTAACTTAATCATATAAAATAAACAAATTAAATTTGTGTTTATTATGGCACGACCTAAAAAACATATCATAGAAACAACAACTGAAATAGTAGAGCCTATTTCAACTCCAATAGTTAGCGAAATTAAAATAGTTAAAACTATTGAAGAAGTTAAACCAATTAGAGCAAATGAAACAAGTATCATTAATGGTGAGAAAGTCGCTTTAAAAGATAGTTTAACGGGCAAAATGGTGGCTATGTCAGTAAGCAAAGGATATGCAAGTGAAATGGTTAAAAATTACCCACATTTAGAAATTTTATAATGAGTAAAAAAGCTAAAAAAATGGAAATAGAAAACGAAATAGTTACAACAACTGAAATAGTAGAACCGATAATGAAAGTTGAAGTTATTGAAAGTAACTTAAAAAGTGGTTTTGTAGCTATTACTCACGTTTCTAAAGGTGGTCGTATAGTTGTAAATGCTAATCAAATAGGCTCAATTTACAAAGAGGATATTTGGCAAGTAATCGAAACAGCAAAAAAAAAATAATAACCTATTATGGTAGTCAATCTACCTATAATATAGGTTGTTCAAATTGTAACTAACAAATAAATATAAATGTCAAACAAAATTAAAGAATTATTAAAGAGTTTAGGAGTTGAAAATGTTGATGAAACATTAAGCGAATTATTAAACGATGAAAGCGAGAATGAAACAATCGTTTCAGATGTTTTAAAGACTGCTCAAACTTATGCAAAACCTTTTTTAGAAACTGAATTTAATGAAAAATTTAACAGCGAAAGAACTTCTTTAAAAGGTAAATATTTTAAAGACGCTTTATTAAAAGCAAATAAAACTTTTGGTAATAAATTGACTAACAAAGAGATTGAGGATATTTTAAGCAATCCCGATAATGCAGGAAAAACAATCGACGTAGCTTTAGAAGTTTTAAAAGAAAAAGTTAGTGAAAAAACGGGAGTTTCTGAAAGTCAACTACAATCTATGTTAGATAGTGCAAATGCTAAAATACAAGAGTTTGAGGCACAAATACCAACATTAGAAACAAAGTATAAAGACCAATACGAAAAGGAGTTAAATAAATTCAAAGTAGATGGAGTTGTTAGCAATAAATTACTAAAAATACTTGAAGGCAAAACTACTATCCCAGTTGATAAAGCTATAAAAATCATTAGAAATGAATTAAGCGAAAAAGCTATTTTGAAATTAAAAGAAGATGGTAATTTGGCTTTATATGATGTTGTAAATAATGATAAATATCTTTACAAAAACGATACTACACTACAAGATTTTGAAGGTTTAGTAATGAATATTGTTGAAGATTTAGGAATGACAAAACAAAGCAATGGAACTACTACAATAGGTAATACTAATGCAAAAACACAAACTATAAATGCTGATGAAGTTAAACACGCTGGAAGTGATTTAGCCTCTAAATTTGCTCAAGCAACAGCATAATAAACATACTTGCGACAACGAGCCTAACGTTAATAAATGGCACAAACAAAACAATTATTTGGCAATTAAAAGGTAGCCTATTTAATACCTTTTTAAAATAAAATAATTGGTGTTTTGACTACCTATTTTAAATGTCATCTTAATTTATTTATTCAAAACAAAATTTAACAAAATGGCAAATAATTGCACGCCTAATATTCAGGCAAAATTAAACGACTTGTACTCACTTAAACCAGCAGAGGTTCAAGCAGGTGCAGTATTATTAGCAAAGTCAACTGCAAATGGTGCAGAGGTTCAAGCTAAAATGATTCAACAAAATGGTAAAAATTCTCAATACTCAATTACTTATGCAAATGCTGATTGTACAGCTCCAGTAGAATGTAGTGAGTTTGATTGTGCTGACCCTTCAGTTGATGGTGGTACTTTAACAACTTGCGTAACATTTAATTCTTTCAGTTGTGTTTCAATGCCAGCTCGTAAAAAATTAAATATTTCATCTTTTAGAGATTTGGGTTCATTAGAAAATATGGACGTTTTTGCACAACGTATTTTCTCACAAATTCAATTAATGAAAGACCAAATTTCAAAAAATTTGATTGTTGATATTTGTACAAATGCAACAGCAGGAAGTCTTTTAAAATTGTTGCATAATAACGCACCTAATTTTAATGTTGATGGTATTATTATGGCTGATATGATGGATAAAGGATTTTCTATAACTCCATTGTTATTAGGTAATCGTCAAGTTATGCAATTTGCACGTTCTCAAAATGCAAGTGGATTAAACGGAGATGGTTTGAACTTAAATCAAATGACACGTTTTAACGCTTTCTACGACAAGAATGTAGTTGAGGCAAATTGCGCACCTGAAACAGACGGTAACGATGTAATGTTAGCAATCATACCTCAATTAGTTAACTTGTTGTCATGGTCTGAAAATGCAGGAATTTTTGCAAGTCGTCAATCTATTAATTGGGATTCAGTTAGTGCTGAACAATTAATTAGTCAAGGTGATAGCTATATGCACACGGTAGTTACAGACCCAGCAACTGGTTTGTTATTTGATTTGGATTTGATTTACGACCCAAGTTGTAAAGGTTTGACATATCACATGAAATCTTACTACAAATCGTTAATATTACCTTTACAAGGTTGTGTTAATGGATTTAAAGGTATTATCAAATATGATGTATGTCCTGAAGCTACTCCTACTTGTTAGTTAGTAGATGTAAGTTAGGGAGTGTAAAAACTCCCTTTCTTTTTTAACTTTTAAAAATAAAAAAAATGAATAGTTGTTTAGAAAATATTATAGGAATTAAAGGTAATTGCGACATAGCAGATACAGCCTCAATAAGTGGTTATTTTATGACTGATTATCCAGGAATAACAATTCAATCGAGTGCAAATTATAACGATGAAAAAACGATAACAGCTATTGAATATTTAAAGGATATTCGCAGACGTGCAATGATGCGACTTGAAAGTGATATACTTGCTTATATTAACGCTAACTTTAGAGTAAATACATTAGTAGGTCAAACCTTTACAAGTGGCAAATATGGTAATTCAATTATAGATATCTCAGCACCTACAAATCAAAGAGGGTTGGTAGTCTATAAAAAAAATCCATACCAAAAAACGAAAAAAATAAAAGTTGAACGTATAAGAATTTTAGCAGTAAATGGCACTTATAATGATGTGCCAGTTAGAATAGCAGATACGAATAACAATGTTTATACAATTACTACCGATTTAATAAACGGAGTAATAAAACAAATAGAGTTAGATAATTTAATCATTGAAGGGAACGAGGTACAAATTACTATACCTTCAAATATAGCAGTAAAATCAAATAAGCCTTATTGTGGAACTGGTTGTGGTGGTTCTCCTAAAAGTGATTGTGTACAAGTTAACGGATTGAATAATGGAGTTGCAAACACTACTGAAACTTATGGAATAGAAGTAGATGTGAATTGTGAATGTGATTTTAGTACATTAATTTGTGACATGGCAAAACAAAATTTAATAGGGCAAAGTGCTTATGAATTATGTGGTGCTATGTTCTACGATGAAATGATTAAAAACAATCGTTTAAACTATTTGACTATTTATAATAAGGAACAAATACAACAACAAGCAAGCGCAGGATTTGAAGCGTATCGAGGTTATTTAGAGAGTGCTTTTTTAGGATTCAAAAACTTCTTATTAAAGAATGATGCAGGTGCAGGGTGTATTGATTGCAGTGGTGTAAAAATTAAATCTATTGTATAATGTCGTTCTCATTAGTTTCAGATAGGCTAACAGAAATTGCAAAAAATCTTGACGATAAGATGCCCGATATTATTGCAACAGCCTCAATGATTGAGTTAATGGGTTTGCATAAAGAAAGGATATTTACAAACGGATTGAATACCGACAATGAGAAGTTAGGTGAGTATAGTTTACAACCTTCATATTTTAGTGAAAAATCATTTATCCGTAAAAGTTCATTTAAGCCAAAAGGCAAGGAAAATAAAGGGAACTTTAAGAATGGTAATAAACGAAAATCTATGTATCTTTCAAAAGGGTATAATGAATTTAGAGATATACAAGGTAGGCAAACAAAACATATAGATTTTAATTTTAGTGGTTCTTTAGAAAGTGGGTTTAGGATTTACAAATTTGGTAGTGAGGTATTGTATGGTAATAATGACAAAAAAGAAAGTGAAAAAATAGATGGATTGACACAACGCTTTTCAACTTTTATTCCTTTAACTTTGCAGGAACGAGAATTTTTAAAAAATGATATTGTTGAACAAGCAATTATAGTAACGAATGGATAAATTAACACAATTAAAAGACTTTATTTTACAAAAATATTCATTCTTTAATAATGGATATGCAAACGTAATTAAGCCAGATAATACACAAATTGTAGTTGATGAAAATATGAATGAATATGTTGGTATTGCTGACAATTTAGGTAACTATTTTTATATCCGTTCTCTTAAAAAATCTAACTATGATAAGTTAGATAATAATCGTTATTCAAAAATTACACAATGTAGAATAGTAGTTGTAGGAAATAATTTAGATGATGATATTTTAGAGCAAAGTATTATTAACTCATTAGTTGTAAATAGATGTATTATTCAATCTTCAAACGTAGATAAAACGAGCGTTTTTAGAGAAGAAACTGGGACACAAAACATGACAAATGCTTTAAAAGAAATGAATATAATATCAATAGATTTTGAAGTTTTGGAACTTGTTAATCCTCGAAATTGTGGAGATTTAAACCCTTGTAAATGTTAAAAAATGGATTGTAGTAATGTTATAAAATTAGGTTGTTTCGGTTCATGTGATGATATTATTATCAATGATGGAGATTTTGAAACAGCATATCAAATAAGAGTAAAATATATCTTCAATGGTGCTTTACGTACTCATTTAGAAAATAAAGATGCACATGAACCATGTAGTATAAAAGCTAATATTTTCAATGAAGATTATAGCTATTTAGCTGAAATAGGTATTTTTCAAGGACCAGCAGGAAATATATCTTGCTATTCATTCACAATAAAACCTCAAGCATAATGAGTATAGAATATATATTAACTTTTGTTGTTTTTTGTGTTAGTTCATTTGGATTAAGCAACCTTTATTTATACCTAATAAAAGAAGGCAATTTATTTTCATTTATGAATAAATATTTAGTTTATTTTCAAAAGAAAAATGAATTTATATTTAGGTCAATCGGTGGGTGTTCAATTTGTACTACTCAAAGATTTGCAGACTTATCATTTATTTTTTTATCTTCAATTTTTTTTGATGAAATTAATAAAATTTATTTATTACCTTTGTATTGTTTATATGGGGGTTTTACTTTTTGGTTGTTTGGATTAAATCAACCTAAAGAAGAAAAACACGAAATAGTAACAGAAAAACATAGCTTTAAAAAATGATTATTCAAATAGTAAGTCCAACAGATGTCAATACTACATTATTATATGATGGTAGTTATTGGATTAACTTTACAGGTTTTGAGGCTGGTTCGAGATTTAAAGATTACGAAAAAAATGAAATAGAAGTAAGCGAAATAAGTCAAGGTTCATTTACTGAAAATCAACAAATAGTAATTGAAGATTTATTAAACATTATAACCGACGGAGATGATAATGTTTACTACAAAATAAAATACAGCGAACAAAGAATATTTACTTTACCTAACAGAATTTAAAACATAAAAAAATGAACTTAAATAGACACTACATAATAGCACCTAAAGTTACACCATTAACCAACAAATACAGCCTAAATTCATTAAGTACTGGTAAAATATCAATAGTACAAGATGGGCAAAATGTAGCTATGCTTGACATGGCTAATATGATACCTTTTTTAGATAATGGAGTGTTGATTTTAAACCATCAAAATTACAGATGTGAGTTTTCAGGATTTAATGTAGCTGAATGGAATTTAGCGCCATTTACAACAACTCAAGCCATGTTAGACGACATTATAAATTTCTTTTTGTAACTTTTAAATTTAAAATAAAATGACAGCACAACAATTAGTAAAATTAGACAAGTACAATGTACTTAATTATGATGGTAAAAAGTATTTTGCTTTTGCAGGAGAAACCTTGCCCGAATATTTTGTAAAAGATGGTACTACTCCTAATTATGAAACGATTGAAAGCAATATTACTACCTTCGTAGCTAACGAAGATGCAACAATTAATATTAGCGAAGACGTTACTATTTGGGATAATGAAGGTAATCCGTATCAAGAAATTATCAGTTTGGGAACTGTTGATTTTGTTGGAACTCGACCAGTAAGAAGACCTAACAACGGATAATCATTTATGTCTTATCGTGAATACATCACAAATAAAGCCATTAGGATAAGTAAATTTATCCTAATTGATTTTGCCATTATTGTTAGTTTATA